GAGCACTCTTAACACAAACCAATACTTTACTGGTATTATTTTCCTGTAAAGTTTCTACGATATTATTACAATCACGGTCAGCGGAAATCTCATTTGCTTTGAGAATCTCAAACTTCTTCGCTTTAATAACTGGAGGAAGGATATATCCCTCATTTACCAGTTTAGGAGCAGGAACACGGTAAATAACATCACCATAAACGGTAACATCATTCATCCCAGGCTTGGAAATAGTTGCAGAAGTGCGGCGAGTAGCAGTAAAGAAGTAGCAACGGTCAGCATTAGCAGCAAAGTGCTCCGTAGCAGGGAAAAAGTTACGCTGAACGCTGTTGTGTGCCTCATCAAAGTAAATGGTATCAACGTGAATATCTGCCTGCTGAATACGTTGCAGGGAGTTGTAAGTGGTGAAGATGATACGATTGCGCTTGTAAGTCTGCACCGCCCAATCATAGATACCAGCAGGACTGGTGGTGGACTCGTGATGAGTCTCCCCAGAATGCACGTGAAGCACACGAACCATAGGATCCGTGATAAACTCAAGATACTCGGCAGACAACTGCTCTGCCAGCAGAATGCGGGGTGCCACCACCACAATGGTCTTGGGAGCATCAGACTGAAACTCACGCAGAGCATCAGCAATACCCACAAGAGTCTTACCCGAACCAGTCGGCATAATCACCTGCCCCTTGGCATACTCAAGCAGAGCATCCAGAGCACGTTGCTGGTGAGGTCGGAGTTGGATCACAGGTCTCATCGCTTATGGGATTATTATAGCAGAAAAGCGCCCCCGAAGGAGCGCCTTGTGCCACTAGAAGAACCGTTCCACCCCCACTGGATATCCAAAGGAATAGTCATATTCTAAAGCATCAGCACAGACATAGTGTGGATGATTAGTAGAAACACCAAGTCTAGTGCATAACTCCTTATGATTATCCTCCATCATCTCAACTCCATATAACATATGATTAAGAACGTGATCTTCGGTGTGATATTGTAGTAAACGATTTTTCAATCCCACTAAAAAGTTTCCAGATCCTGCCGAGTTGTCAATAAACGTGCTATCAGGATCTTGAAGAGTTTCCACAGAAATCTCATCAATCATACGCTCAACAAGATCTTGTGGTGTAAAGACTTCTTGTGTCTCTTTGATCCTCTCATCGGATCTTTCAATTTCGGATCCAACTTCTAGATTATGTTTATTCTTTTTCATTCTTCTCGTTCAGACATCGAATATACGTCGAAATTAAATCATTCTTTCCAAAATGTCTTCGACCATTACAACTTGAAGCAACCTCTCTAAACACGGGTGCAAACTCGACGAGATTTTGTATCACCTCGGGTGAGCGAACTTTCAGAAAATGATGTCCCTTTGCATAATGCGTGAAGTTTTCTGTTTTGACTCTACCACTGGGTCCTGATCCATATTCACCCACGAATACATCTGCATCAAATCTTTGTTCGTATGGAAGAAATGTAAAATCAGAATGCTCTCGTATCATCGGGATTTCTCCGACTCCAACTTGAAATCTAGATGTATTTCTTACTTCCCAATGTTGTTTTACGGCACTGATACCATTTGGGAATGTAGAGGGATCGAGATCTTCATCAACAACACAATGAAGGTGTCCTTTGATTTTGTTTAGGGAAGACGATTTTCTAACAGAAGTTGGCAATACAAATCTTATGTCATCCGTAATATCTGCGGTCCTATTCAGAAACTTGATCGCAAGATTACCTCCAACACCATATGGTGGATTACCAATCGCCATTGTGAACTTCATATCTCAAACTCCATATTTAATCGCAACGGTAAATCGATGTCGATCACGAAATGTAGTGGCACGGTGTAGAATATTAGCATCAAAATACACCATCCGATTGGGAACGGGTGTCACACCATAGATCTCATTATCAACAAGAAACTGTGTTTCCCCACCATCATTAAGACTCCAAGACTCTGTTGGATAATAAAGAAAGGTCACATCATCAGAACCACCATCGGTGTGAAAATATGGATTTTCTGATGGTGCAAAACAATTGACATACATTCGATATAGTTTCAGTTCTGGAACATATTTTTGTGTCATCGACAGGAATATTTGATATAAACTTTCTGTCTCTACAATTTCGTGAACCATTCCCGTCGGTGGTAAATCACGAGCATCCACTTCACCCCACTGATACGATGCACCATAACAATACATCAAAACGGCATCAAACTGCTCCTTGGATAAAAATCGATCAATGATTTTAATCGTCATACTCCAAAACCTTAAGATTGAATGATAATGTGATACGGGGATAATCTGTCTTTGAAGAAGGTGGAACCCAGTGTCTTAAATAAGGTGGGAATATCAATAGATCTCCTTCTCTAATCTGAGGAACATAAACCTCTCCACATTCTAATTCTAAACTTAGATTTCGAAGTTGTGATAGGGGATCTCTAAACTCTGGTACTTTATGTTGATCTGGATCAAATGAAAGAAAATGAATACAGGAGAAATGAGGCACCGTGAATGGTCCTGTTAAATGGTCGTGCTCCTCCTGATATTCTCCATCAGTGTATACATTATACCATATTTTAGGAATTGATACTTTGAAATCTTTTTTAAAGATCTCACACATACACTCTGTGTATTTTTGAACCAGTAGATTAAAATTAGTTGAGTTTTGACTCAGAAGTTCTAGACCTTCTGGTTCACCATCAAAAGAAGTTTTAATCTTATTTGTTACCCAATCTTGTGGTATAGTTAGGTAATCAGAGTTTTTGAGAATTTTAGAGCACAATAAAGTTTTCAGACTATCATTTTCTGAAACTTTTGTTTTGAATACCGTAATTGGAAATATTGATATCTTACTAGACATTAAATTGTGATTATATCAAAGGCACTCTAACGAACTTTGATGGTAATGTCAAGTCTCAAATCTAAATACTCCAAAATATGAAATTATAAAGATTATCAATAACTTCAAAAACTTGTGGAACTTCCTCTTCCCAAGTTACTTTTTCACCAATATTTACACATAAACTGAAATCTCCACATACGCGATGAAATCTTCTACATTTTGGGTCCTGCATAATAATTATAAATCTATCTTACGAAGGTTATAATCCCCATATATAATTTCTTTATAATCAATTGATAAAATTTTATTTAAATTATCAGAAATAATAGTAGAATATGATGGTTCTGTGGAGTGATTGCACTCTAGACACTCTTCCCCTTCTAATGCATCTATAATTGGTGTTTGCCCACATTTAATTGGACTATAAACAAAACTTTCATAATCACTAAAATCTAAACAATCATAATCAATAGCATACGCTTTATGCTCATCAATTGATTTTGGAGAATTTTGACGACAATATTTGATAATAAGTTGTTTGTCTTCTAGTCTATCTTCTATAATTTTACAAATAAAATTCATTTTAAACCTTTTTTTATTTATGTTGGTTCTGCATTTTCATCACCACCTATTATTGTGCCCCCACCACCAGATTTAGATCCACCTGGTCCTATTACAAAAGCAAATCCGTGATCGCCACCACCTCCTCCACTACCACCTGGAGATCCATTACCAAATTGACCGCCAGAGCCTCCCGACCCTGCGTTGGATCCACCAGCGCCACCTGATCCAGCAGATTCGTGACTTCCGCTGGCTCCACCACTGCCGTTGCTTCCAGAAGGTCCATGTGCTCCTCCTACAGATGGCCCGCCGGCACCAAATGGAAATCCGGCACCTCCTCCTCCACCACCACCAGTGGAGTAATTTGATCTTTTCCGTCTTCTTTTCTTTCCAGACCGAGTGATAAAGGATGCAGATGCTCCAGCGCCTCCACCGCCCCCACCCCTTTGAATACGACCTTGATTATTAACGGTAGTTGGATAATCAATTCCTATTGCACTTGTTCCATTTCCACCACCGCCTCCATTTGCGCTTCCACCTTGTCCACCGGCACCATAAATTTTAGATGAAGGTCCACATTCTAGTGTAACCGAAGTTAGTGCGTTATTATTAGAATCTCTCCAATTTCCGGTTCGAAGGGCAACTGTGGTTCTTGCTCCTGATGCGGAACCTATTCTGGTATTTGTATTAATGAATAATCTAATATTCTGTGGGACTGTGGGTTTTGGTCTAAATCCACCAATTACCACAATATTACCCGGAAAACCATTATCATAAGATTGTCTGGCATTTAATCTTGTAGAATTATCCGGTAAATTAGTATAGTTAATAACTATATTAAGTCTTTTATTATAAAACTGACTCATACTTATAGAACCAGATTGAGGAACTCCAGAATCTAATGGAAGATTTGATAAGGTCCCCACAGTTTTATTAATTCTATATCTACCCAAACGTATATTTGCAGATGGACCAAACTCATTTGAAAGGTCGGAAAATCTTATAATTCCTGATGATGGGGTAGGCATATTTTTTTATTTTATTTATATTTTTTCCAGTATTTTTCGTTTAGAAAACCATGGGAATATGATTTATATTTTTCCAACATAAATGCTAGTCGGAAAAATATTAACAGATTCAAATTTCATACATTATTTTTTTTAAGATATTGTAACAGTATTTTAGAACAATGTCAAACTCGTTGATCCAACCCCCACAACAGTAAAAGTTAATGTGTTTCCAGATACTGTAATTTTAACAGGATTGTTTGATGATCCACTGGTAAATCCACCCTGAGATGTTGTAATACCGCTAATAATTGTGTCACCATTAACATCAAGTGCAGACTGTGGATCCGTGGTTCCTATTCCCACACTACCAAATACTGCATCTTCATCAAGTGCTGATATTCCTATATCATCAATTCGAACATTAGTTCCAATTCCAATTCCTGCTGATGATACAAAGAAATGATCTGAAATTTGGAAATCATAAGAAGGATCTGTTGCTGTGAGTCCAATACCTGTAAAACCTATAAAAGATTTAAACGAGGATACAACATTTGTAGCCCTAATATCATTAAATGTCGAAATCCCTGCAGTAGAATTTACATTACCACTAACATTTCCAGTGAGATCTGCATTTAAATTACCTAAAAGATTTAAATTTCCAGAAATATTAGTATTTCCAGAAATATTAACATTCTGTCCAAAGAAAGCATCACCCGTAATTGTTGATGTTCCAACAACATGTAATTTATTTGTTGAATTAGTGATTCCAAGTCCAAGATTTCCTTGATAACTTAAAGACATCAAAGGATCGGTTGGGTTTTGACCATAAATCCAATTAAAATTACCAGTTCCTAATCCAGCAACACCATAATCCAAATATTGATTTATATTTCCTGTGTCGTAATTAACAACATCTAAAGTGTCTCCTCCCATGCTATAAGGATATATTCCAGCAGTGTTTCCAAATATCAGAGCACCATTATTTTCAGTAAGTGTTGTGCTTCTACCTATAGCAATAATTGCTTCTGCAGTATCACTCGTAACCTGTAATTTAGAAGTTGAACT